TTTTCATTTGCAACTTAATACTGAGATAGCAAATAACACATATATGGACTCGAATACAAAAGATGATATTTTTATTTATGTACCATTTAATACTGCTTATACTCGGTCGTCATTGATTCGAAATGAAGAAGAATCTAAAAAGAAATATGAACTTAGTGGTGATTTAGATGATGATAGAAATGAACATCTAAACAGCAAAGTAACAAGAAAAACAAAAAAAGTTGAAACAAAACAAAAAACAAATAGAATAAAAGTCGAAGCAGAACAAGATGGAGTAGAGTATGAAACATATGTAGATGTGCCCGTCAAAGGTGAGTATGAACCAGTTGAAGTTGATGAAGAAAAAAGTGTTGAAGTGGCTATAAGGCCTATGATATATATAAGTTGGGGATATATAGAAGATAAAATTTTAAATCCACATATAAAGATAACAACTAAGGACCCCAATAAAAAATATTTTGAATTTAATAGTAAAGACTCTAAAATATCTATGCATGGAAAATTAAGAACAACCGATTTGGGAGTGTGTATTTTGCCAGTATGGAATCGAGACACGCCACCTCCTGTTCCCGATTTTAGAAGAAATGAAACAGACGAAAATACATACAATTATGGATATATCAGAAGGGTCTTAATAAATGCGGATTGGTTTCGAGAAATAATGTTAAATGCAACAACTATACTTGAAGGTGTACTTCAAATATGGTCAGGAGTTAATGATGCTTGTATAAATTACTGGAATTTTAAATTAAAATCAACAGACCAGTTTTATGGTCCAACAAAAGATGAAATTGAAAATAGTGATAAATATAAACAAATATTACCAGAGCAGAACGTCTATGTTTATAAAGACCCAAAAACTCGCACGGAGAATGAGGAGTTTCAATCTGAATTGACTACAAATGAAAATGAACCAGCAATAATTAAATATTCAATTATTGATATAAATTATGCTGATAAAATTGTTGCAAAAGAATTGGGTGAAAGCGGCAATATTTATATGTTCAGAACAAAATCATTTCCTATTGAAGGTACTGATAAGAGATATACAAGCATTGTACGAAATTTAAATTTTCAATCTAAATTGTCAAGCCAAGTTGCATTGAATGTTTTTTATTCTGCTCAAAATTCTGATGGTAAGGTTTTAGGAAACCCTCAGACAAACACATTTAGAAGTTTATATGATTATAGAATAGATGGAGAATTATTTAATATTTCGAAAGATACGTTTTCACTTCATCCATTGAAAATTGATACAACAAAGAGAGTTGAGGATACGACCAAGAGAGAACTTGGAACTTCAGTAGAAGTTGAATTGCAGGACCAGTCGGCATACGGATATACATTAAACACGTATTTGCCTGTCCAGAGAACCGACTACGAATATACGATACCACCAGATACGACAAAATTTACAGGAATTGAAGGCATGAAAATATTAGTTTCTACTAATGATGAGCCGTATCAATCTTCAGTAGCAACAGCATTAGTACCTCTTGATTGCGAAGTCGAATTAGAAGGAATATCTGGTCTCCGAATAGGAAATATATTCACATTAGACCATTTACCAGACATATATACAACAAAAGGCGTATTCCAGATAATTGGATTAACAGACACTATTGATAAAAATTCATGGGTAACAAAAGTGAAAAGTCAATTTAGAGTGTTTAATGATATTGATTATCATAAAGCTAAAACTGGCACACAAAAATCTACAGGAAGGACACCCAATCTTCCTTTAGGAAATATAACCGCCGACGAAATTGTATTGTATAATAAAAAACAAATTGATTTAAAAACTTCTGATGAAGTGGTCGATTTTGAAGCACTGAAAACAAAAAATAAAAATTTGCGTGATGTGTTGCTTAACGCAAATGCATACAGTATGAAATATTTTAATAAGGTTGTCACAGTAACGGATATTCACAGAAAGAGAAACGAGTCGATAGCAAATCCTGGCTCGAAACATTTAACATGGGAAGGAGCAGATTTACGAAGTGATAAATACACTGCTGATGAGCGCATTAGGTTCAAAGCACATTTAAATACTATTGCAGATTATGTTTTATATCATTTTGGTACAGGTTGGCATTTCCATATTGAAGTGCGTAAATAAAAATGACTTTTTGATTATTTTTTTTATATTTATGGCTATATTAAAAGGTTATATTTTCACATGATAATTGAAACAAAAGACGAATTTCAAACATTTTTTGATTTGTATAAGAATAATAGTGTCATTCTTATACCAATCTCATCTAATAATGTACGCAATACATTAAATAATAGATTGTGTTTATTATTTGTAAAAATATTAAATCAAAAAGATTATTATATTTTACCATTTACGCACACAGAAGCCAATAATTTAGATTATAAAATATTAGAATACTTGGCATCGACAAACAATAAAAAGTATGTATTAGATAAAAAAGACTTCTTAAACATTTATAAGATGGATAATTTAATAGATGTCAATATATTATTTTATTTAAATACAAATGTTGTTACGGAGATACAACAAAAATATAGTAAAGCAGAAATATCTCTGTTAAGCAGAAGTTTTGAAATAGATAATGTTTATGATTCAATACCCATATTAAAAATTAAAGAAAGATTAATTCAGTATTCAGATAATATCGAATTTATCATCAATTCCAATGTCGAATGTGAACAACAAGAAGGATTTGATTTTCTAAATAACAAGACGATAGAATGTTTACAGTCTATTGAAATGAACGGCATTTATATTGATGAAGATGTGCTGTTGAAGCATCATCCACAGTATAAAACACATATAAAAGATAAGTATGTTTATACAAACTATAATATTTATACATCAACTGGAAGACCGTCAAACAGATTTGGCAATTTAAATTTCTCGGCATTAAATAAAGATAACGGTGAGCGTGAATTTATTGTATCGAGATTCGATGATGGTGGCAGATTGTTTTATTTTGATTACGACGCATATCATTTAAATCTTGTTGCTGATTTGATTAAATATTCATTTCCTAAGGACACCTCAATTCACGAATATCTTGGAAAACAATATTTTGGAAAAGAGGTTTTAACTGACGAAGATTATGAGCAATCAAAAGCAGTTTCATTTAAAATATTATATGGTGGTATACATGATACAGTTGCCAAGGTTATTCCATTCTTCGAAAAAACTCAAATATATATTACTGAAATGTGGCAGGCATATAAAAATGATGGATGTATTAAAACAGAGATATCCAAAAAGAAAATATATATTCATAATTTAGATAGTATGAATCCAAATAAATTGTTTAATTATTATTTGCAAAATTATGAGACTGAAAAAAATATTTTAATGGTAGAGAAAATTAACAAAATTTTACAACCACATAAAACATGTTTAATTATGTATTTATATGACGGATTTTTGTTCGATTATTGTCTTTCAGATGGCAAATTATTATTTGATGAGATTAAAACTCTTTTAGAAGACAATGGACAATTCAAAACAAAGCAATATATGGGGAAAAATTTCGATAAAATGAGCAAAATTGACTGATTTATTAAAATCCATATACTTATATATGTGATATATTGTGAGGAAAATTGATGGAAAAAAATGAATTAAATATCGATGAAATATTATTGGAAATGTCCTGGCGACTAAGTGATGGTATTGTTGATTTCAAAAAAGATGAATCTATTAGTATGTTGCGGGAAGTTCTTGAAGAAATGGGGTATGATAATAAATTTATTGACGAGTTTACTTTTTCAGTAAAATATCCTATAAAATAAATAATTGCTGTTAAAAATCATTGAAATTTTTTGAGGATAAAGTATGGACACCCAATTGTTATTGACCTTTACTAAAGCAAATAAGTTATTAAATTCTGTTGAAGAAATTAAATCTTGCTATGTGTTAGCTTTTAATAAAATATATGTGTTGGAAAATATGGCAAATAATAAAGAATTGATTTGTAGTTATAATATAGATGTTAAAGCCGGAGTCAAAGGCGACATACCTATGAACACAATTTCAGTGCATCGTAAAAAAGACACAAATACTATATACACGATTAATGCATTAAATTATGTTATTGCTCTGTTGAATGATGGAAAAGTTGACAATAAATTCCCTGTTCCTTGGGAAAACTACAAAAATATGATACTTGTTACTAATACTGAAGGACTTAAAAGAATAGAGACAGGAATACACTCGGTATTGGCAATATAATTTTTTAAAAATAATTTCAAAAAAAATGTATTAATTAAAAAAATTTCTATATTTATATGAAAGTAAAAATTGGTTATATATTAAATAAGTTATACTGTAATAATAGTACTTGTTTAATAAATGACAAATAATTAATTAACTAATGATAAATTAAAAGGAGAACCGTTATGGCTATCAATTATGCTCAAATCAAAGACAGACTAAAAACCCTTCAGAGTCAAACAAAAAGACAAGATTCTTTCTGGAAACCAACTCCGGGAACACATCAAATTCGTATAGTGCCTTACAAATTCGATAAAGACAATCCATTTATTGAGTTATTATTTCACTATAATATTGGAACAAAACCACATTTGTCTCCACAATCATTTGGTCGTCCAGACCCAATAGCAGAATTCGCAGAATCGCTTAAAGCATCTGGAAATAAAGATTCATACAAACAAGGAAAGCAACTCGAACCTAAATTGAGAACTTTTGTGCCTGTTGTCGTAAGAGGCAAGGAAAACGAAGGTGTTAGATTTTGGGGATTCGGAAAATCTGTTTATCAAGAATTACTTTCATTGATTGCAGACCCAGAATATGGTGATATCACAGACATATCAAACGGTCATGATATTACTGTTGAGTTCAAATCAGCAGAACAATCTGGAAAGAGTTTTCCATCTACAACTATCAGACCACGACCATCTAAAACAAAACTTGTTGAAAGTGGTGAACAATTAAAAGCTTTGTTCGATACACAAAAGAACATACTTGAAATTTATAAAGAGCCAACATATGAAGAACTACAAAAAGTTCTTGGTGATTGGATAAACGGCGTCTCGTCCGATACAGAGACTGGTAGCGGGGAAGATACAACAACGGTTACTGACTTTGCATCAGCAAAGGCTAAAGGCAGCGTTTCTGATGGCGACCCTAAAATTACCACTCCGACATCAATAGATAATATTGAAAAGGACCTTGATAAATTATTTGAACAAAAGTAAAATTTAGGAGATGGTTTTATGGCAAAGAAAAAAGAATTTGAATCGGAAGGAATAAAACCTTCCGATTCAGCGAGCAACGTACGAGATGAATTATCTATTTTAATTAGTAAAAATTTATCTAAAACATTTAAAGACCAAACACAAACTGTGTGGTACTTAGATGGACCGGAAGAATCTCCAAGTGATATTTTAGATTGGGTTTCAACTGGAAGCTCACTACTTGATTTAGCAATATGTAATAAACCAAATGGTGGTGTTCCAGTAGGAAGAATAACAGAGATTACAGGTCTTGAAGGCAGCGGAAAATCTCTTGTTGCTGCACATATACTCGCAGAGACACAACGCAAAGGTGGCATATCGGTTTTTATAGATACTGAAGCTGCTATTAGTCGTGAATTTATGCAAGCAATCGGAGTAAATCTTACAAATATGATGTATGTTCCACTTGAAACAATTGAAGATATTTTTCAGGCGATTGAGAATATAATTAATTCTGCAAGAAATAGTACTAAGGACAGATTGATTACAATTGTTGTGGATTCTCTCGCAGGTGCAACAACAAAAGTTGAGATGGATGCCGATTATGGTAAAGATGGTTATGCAACAACAAAAGCAATACTTTTATCCAAAGCATTGAGGAAGATAACAAATCTTATCGCAAAGGAAAAAATCTGTCTTATCTTCACAAATCAACTCAGAACAAAATTAAATGCAATGGCATTTGCAGACCCATGGACAACAAGTGGTGGAAAAGCAGTTGCATTTCATTCATCAATTCGTGTTAGATTATCTAATGCAGGTGCATTAAAGAAAAAGGATTTTGGTGGAGTTGACCAAATAATTGGAAATAAATTACAAGCCAAAGTTACGAAAAATAGAATTGGTCCGCCACAACGAAAAGCATCATTTGAAATATTTTATGATTCGGGCATTGATAATTATAGCGGGTGGGTTGCGGTTCTTAAAACATATAAATTCATAAAAGGTGCTGGCGCATATAATAAATATAGTTTATTAGATGATAGCGGCAATGAAATTGAAGAATTATCTTTTAGAACATCAGAATTACCAACTATATTTAAATCTCGTCCTGAAGTTAAGGATGCAATGTATGCAAATTTGTGTTCAATAATGATTATGGACTATCAGCTAAATGGCGAAATAAAAATGGACGACGATGTTGAGATTGATGAGAGTGAAGATGGAGGAGCAGAATAATTTTTTTGTTAGTTTTTATTAAAAAACTAAACACTATTAGTAGATAGTAAGTCATTAGGGGGTAGAAATACCCTCTTCTGATATGAAAAATGGTGATGCAGAAAATATTTTTTTACGATACTTATAATAAATTGATGCTATAGGATGTGTCATAATAAAAGTTAAAGGATAAACAAGCAATAGGAGTTTGTTATGTTAAATAATACAGGTAAACTATTTTTCCCAAAAATAGAGTTCGACAAATCTACTGAAATAAATCCCAATTCTGGTGATAATAAAATAGTTCATTTATACTATCTTGATTGGACAAATAAAGAAAAAAAATGCAACAATGGCGAATCCGAATTGCCCTTTAGATATGAAGATAAAATCAAAAATTTAAGATTTGCTATATCAGATGGATATCTAAAAGAAATTAGAAGAACATCCTGGGCTTCAGTTGAAGAATTGAATATAGTGAGAACACTCGATTCGTCATTAAGATTTTTATATTTAAAACCAGCAGTTGCATATGTTTCTGTTTCATTTAGATTGTTATCAGATTCGGTATTCGATTCAGAGACAAATTTTTATTATCGCAAACCAGATAAGATTGTTATACCACACCTACTTTTATATAAATTTTGGAAAAATCAAAGACAAGTTCCATCATCTACGATAATGGATTA